CCTTTGTGCAGCTCTTAATGTGCAAAACAATACCAGTTATTTTTCCGTTCGTATATTGAAGTGAATAAAAGACACCTATCGAGTAGGCTTTATTTGCCGTCTCTACTACCGAAGATATGCTGCCAAGTGTATCAGGTTCAAAGTTCAATGTTCCAGAAACCGTTGCATAATCTCTATTAATAGATAAATAACTCATGTTTTGCTTTGAATCACTGTTTGAAATATAGGTCTGCGTTATAAGGTTTGTGATGAAAACAGAGATGTTGCCAGTAAAAGATTTTAGCTTAACCTGTACATCCAAGATGGAAATAAAATCCGTGGTTTGAACTTTGGTAGTGTACTTCTGCGTATCCTCTTCAAAGCCAATAATAATGCCGATATAATTGACCGCTTTATCTTTAACAACAAGCAAGTCTCCTGCATCTGCATTTATGCTTTTCTTATTGACCGTAAATGTGGACTTTTGCGGAATAACGGAATCGATTACTATTTGGTAATCATGATCCACATAACCAAAATCCAATACCTCAAGATTTTCTCTTTTCAAAAATACTACTTCCATTTAATGACCTCCATATCCTTCAAGAACTGAAATCTTACAGGTAGTAACCGAGTTAACTCCTGGCTTGAACTTTATCGTGTACGTTCCCCTGTCTAGAAACAGGAAGTTTTCACAAGTAAAGTCCTGCAAAGCATAGATATTTCTTTCTTCACCAGCTTCTTTGATTTTCATGTACTGGTCGGTAGGTTCTGCATTAACCTCAATAACACAGTCACCAGAAGAAACTACAAAGCGTAGCTTTGAAACAATAACTCCATCCTTGATTACTTCCACTTCGGGATTATTTACTGCACCCGTAATGCAAAGATACAACGGAGCTTTATACTCACCATTGTTAGCAACGGTTATTTCGCCATTGAACGATGACGAGTATTCATACGGATATGCAAACGGGAATATTTTACCTGCTTTATTCTCGTTAACATTGATGGTATAGTTGACTCTATTTTGCCATAACGACATCTTTTCAAAGACTAGACTTGACTGAATCGCTCCGCTTTCTAGCTGCGTTTTAGATATCGATTTAAAAGACACAATCAAGTATCTGGTTGAGCTTCCGATTTTATAAAACAACCTAAGCTCTGAAGAGTTCTTGATATAGGTAAGAAAATCACTATACCCCTTATAACCGCAAAGAAAAACTACGGAAAAGGAAATGTCTTTTTGAGGTACTTTTTCATCCACTTTCTTAAATGTGTTTTCGTAAGTCAAATAAGTATTTTCCTTTTCGTAGCCAATGTCATCGATGTCAGAAATTAAAGTCTGACTTCTGTAATCGAAGAAATAGGTAGTGCCTACTTCATTCACAAGATAGAACTGTCTCATTATAAGTAAGCACCTCCTAATGCCTTGTTAATCGCTGCGATATCCACATCACCCGATGTGTTAATCGTCACGTGGTTTGTTGTGTTTGTGGTTTGATTGTTATTCGTAGTTGTAGATGAACCGCCACTGCCACCAAGATTGAATGTATCGGAAAACCAATCGGAAACAGAGTTCCAAGCATCAGAACACCAAGAACTTACATTTTCTGCTGTATCTGCTATCCAGTCACCTGCATCGCTTATCCAATCTCCAACGCTGTCAACGGCATCTTCTACCCAATTACCAACGCTATCTATCCAGCCACCAACGGTATCAACAGCACCGCTGAACCAATCACCAATAGACTCCACTGCACCAGAGAAGAAATCTCCAATATCACTGCCGAGGTCTTTGAACCAATTTGTGACACTGTTGAATGCGTTACCGATCCAATCAAAGAAGGCTGTAAATTTCTCTACAAGCCAATCAATAGCAGCAGTCAAAGCAGCTACCATTCCTTCAGCAAATGCGGATATTCTTTCGCCAAGACCATCGAAAAGTCCACTGAAGAACTCTCCAACAGTAGCAAGAGCTGTCTTTATCCACTCAAATGCTGCACCGAATACTTCTTTGAAGAACGATGCAACACCGCTAAAGATTTCTTTAATAGCTCCGAAAATGCCACCTATGAATTCAAGGAACTCAAGGAAAGCACCTCCAACATTTGAAATAGCACCTCCGAAATCGTCAGTTAAACTATCAGAAGCATCTTCAGCTCCACCAATTACACCGCCAAACAACCTAGTTACAGCTTTCACTAGTGCAGCAATGATATCTAAAATGAAGTTAAGAAGTGCTAAAATAGGCTTCAAAATCGTCATTATTACTTCAAGAATTGGAGCAATAACCGAAGTTAAAAGATTACCTATGACTTCAAGAACGGGTGCGAATACTTGAAGAATGGTCGCTATAACATCAAGTACAACAACCAGCGGTTTCAAGATTAAGCTGATAAGCGGTTCGAGTAGCGAAACCACATCCGCAATGACTGAGATAATGGTTTCCAGAACTTTGAAAATAGGCTGAAGCAATGCTACGACTACCTTCAATACGGGTTCAACTATGGTGATAATAATTTCAATTAACTGACCTATAATTTGACCGACTACCACAAGGATGTCTGCAAGCAAGTTAAGAATCTGCATAATAGGTTTTAACACCATATTCATGAGTTCTATAACAACGCCTATAATATCCACAACCAGCTCGATGATGATAGTCAAAATCTCAACAATAGGATCGAGAATGACCATAATCAAATCAATCACTGGTACGAGAATTTGCATAACCGCATCCACGACCTTTTTAATGACTGGAATAAGCTCCATAATCAAGTCAAGGATGACGTTTATCAAATCTTCTATCGGATCTAAAATCTTATTCAGCAGGTCAACCAGTACATCGATAATGGCGTTTATTAGCTCCATCAATGCCTCTAAAATGGGCATTAAAGCTTCTAAAACATCCCCGATAAACTCAACTAGCCTACCGATTACATTGCCAAGCAGATCGATAATTCTACCTAGCAATTCTCTAAACTTCTCGTTTTGAAGAAGGATAATAGCAATGGCTGCAATTAAACCTATCCAACCAAGCGTAGATGCTTTGACCGCAGTTCCTGCAATTGTCACCGCACCTTTAGTGGCTGTAAAAGCCGTAATAATTGATTTAACCATTGGTACTACTTTTCCGATGATGGTTAGGACAGGACCAATGGCTACTACGATACCCGTTAGGACACCGATGAAACCTTTTGTCGAACTGGATAATTCGTTCCAACCCTCGATTAAATTTCTAATAGCTGGAACTAGTTTGTTTTGAAGTGTATCTACGAGAGAACTTAACAACGGTAAAAATGCCATTGCTAGTTCTGTCTTCAAGGCTGTCATTGACCTTTGAAGCTTGGAAATTTCATCTGTAAAAGCACCTGCAGCTTCAGCATCCTCGTTTGTGATGATGCCAAGATCACGTGCCTCTTGTTTTAAAGAATCAACTTGTTCTTCGGTTGCAGATAATACCTGAGTTAGTTCTGCACCCAGTTTGTCACCGAATATTTCATTAGCAACAGCAGTCCTTTGTGCTTCATCACCAAGACCAGCTAAAGCATTTCTAATCTTCGTGAAAGCTTGGTCTGTATCAAGTCCAGCAAGATCTTCAGCGGTCAAGCCTACAAGTGCGAGCTTTTTATTAACTTGGTCGATATCCCCATTTGCAATATCACCTAGCAAAGCATTCACTTTGACAAAGGCTTTCTGCATTTGATTCATATCTACAGCAAGAATCTCACAAGCGTAAGACCACTCTTGGTATGCCTCGGCAGACAGATAAATCTTGGATGCACTGTCACCTATTTCATCAGCAGTATTTAATGCTTGGAAAGAAAGTGTGCCTAAAGCAGTCGCAGCACCTATGACTGGTAGTGTTATAGACTTTGTAAGTGTTCCACCAATTTTTGCAAGTTTATCCCATTTGGCATTACCAAGAGCAGTAATCTTATCACCCGTTTTGCCAAGTTCAGCATTCAACCTAGATACTTCTGCTTCGGTATATTCAACGCTTCTTCTGATTCGATTGAACTCTTCTTCGCTCATCGCACCAATTTGAACGGCTTTTCGTGCCTCTTCAAGTTTGGCGTTTTGAGCTTCTAAGCGTTGCTTAGTGGTTTGCAAAGTTTCATTCAATTTGGCTTGCTTTTGCTTCCATAAGTCAACGTTAGTAGGATCGTACTTCAGCTTTGCATTAATAGCCTTCAGGTCGTTTTGCTGTTCTTTAAGTTCAGACTTTAACTTGCCGAGTTTCTCATTCAACTCGGTAGTATCAAGACCTAGTTTAATATTCAAGCCTTTAATTGTTTCTGCCACTTTGCTCACCTCCTTTTAAAGTAAAAATGCATCAATGTCCTCCTGTGTTGCAGGTCTAGGTTTCTTCTCACCAGACATTGATTCTCTGAATAAATCCAATAACTCAAAATAGGTATCAATTTCAATGAACTCTGCGTCACGAAGAGAGATACCCATTTGAGCTAAATTGAATATTACATTGCTTGTCGGCTTATGCCTTGAGCTTTTACTTTGTGGGGACGCTTTTTCTCCCGTTGCTTTTGGCATTTACCGAGCCTAATACTTCGGTAATGATATTCGTAATCTCCTCAAGTGCCTTGTTGTCACTAAGAATAGAAAAATCGAACTCATTTACAAACTCCTCAAAAGTCTGTTTTGTAAAAGGCTTATGCAAGATATAAATGATCTGAAAAAGCACCTTGATTACGGTTGAAATGTTGGATACGCCATTCTTGGTTTCCTTAACGGAAAGCTGTGCGATATCATCAAACAAGTCCGTACCAAAGGTGTTTTTATATGCGATGATAGTAAGAAGCGAAGAACGAAGCTGCAACTCCTTATTGCCGATATTAACTACTTTTTCCATTCTTACTTACCTCCGTCGATATTAGGAATAGCAGGTACTGTTGCAAAGAAAGTATCATAATTTGCATCACCCTTGCTTGCAGTGATTTGGTTTACAAGGTTATCATCATTTGCCTCAATAGGTCTTACCGTAATCGTAAGAGTTGTAGCATTTGCCTCAACCGACTCAGTCTTAGACTTAGTACCGTCCGAAACAGGAGTTACAGTACAAAGGAAATACCAAACTCTACGAGCTTTGACATCTCCAGAGAACTGAATACCAAGTGCGAAAGTAACAACGGGAGCATTTGCGATTTCCACCAAGTTACCATTTTCAAGTTTCTTGTAGCCCAAGATATCTGTCTTAAACTCATCAGGGAGTTCCGTAACCTTAAGCGAAATAGTACGACCAGCGTTTTGGTTAAGTGTTGCTACCACTTGGTCGTCTGCGTAAACAGGTGTAGAACCACCTATAATATCACTCGTGAATTCCTGAGCACCTTTAAGTCTTGCAGGTGTAGCAAAAGACCAACTACCATCAGTTGATTGCGTAGCCTTCGCATAATGGACATTGGTTAAACCGAAAGTAACAATATTGTTTGCCATAATTTTTATTCCTCCATATTATTGATTTCGTAAACTCGATTCACTGAGCGGTCTGCGTTTAAGAACTCACTTGTGAGCGAGTAGTTGATATTGTTATTTAGTAGTGTTTCTTCGAGCCTTTTTTCAAGGTTCTGGTCTTTGCGTTTTGTAACCAAAGTTATCTGAATAACGGTAGAAAATAAAATAGGCTTATCGTCATGATAGCCTATCGCACGTTTGCTTATTTCTTGATAAACGATGTATGGCATTTCTGCGTTATCGTTGTTATCGTATATGTTCATACCGTAAAAGACCTTCTCTGGTAAAACGCTTTTTAAGATGGAATAAAGTTCTTCTAATCTCATACTTTACCTCCACTTATAATTTGTTTTATGTCTTCAAGCATCTCTGGTGTAAAGGTGTCATAAGCAGGTCGCATGAACGGTCTAGCCGCCACGTGCTTACCACTTCTATGCTTGAAACCAAGCTCAATCAGGTGTACTAATCTGCCTTTTGTCTTGGATGAAATAAAGATGGTTTTATTAACACCGTTACCGACTTCCGTTTTAATAAAAGAATCGGCTAGATGCTCGCTTCCGCTATCTGTTTTAGGACAGTTACTTGCGATATAAGAAAGAATTTCATCTGCTGTATGGTCTAGTGTTTTAACCACTTCTTCGGATACCTCATCGGCATACTCCTCGACAATCTTCGACAAACTCATACCAAGAGAATCAAGATTTGTTATCATATTGCAACTCCTCCTTCTTGATCTGAGTCAGTGTAAGATAAAGTTCAATAAATTGACCATTCACAAATGTACGCTCAATCTTATAAATTTCATCTTTGATGATGGCATACTTTTGTCCACCGTAAATGAAAGCCTGAAGCACAACCTTTAGGTCAAATTGCTTGCTTAACATTACAGAAGTTTGAAACTCTTGAGAGGTTATGGATTTGGATATTCCCACAACCTCTTTAGAGCTTTTTATAACAAGTTCCTTGTTGCCAAGTAAATCTTGCTGTCCAACAATACAGGCTAGAGTAAGGGATATGTTGGGAGAGCTAGGAAACATTAGGCGTCCTCCCTAATTGAGAGTGCTAGTTGCCTAAGCAACATATCAAAATTAGCTGGCAGTTCCTTAACGCTTCCATCGTTTTTGAA